CCCGTCGCTGTCAGCCTTGAGGCGGATTGCCTTGCCCTTGTAGATTGAGCTTGTCTTCAGGATGGCCCGGGCGAGGTTGGCGAGGTCGCGGACAACTGACGCCTCCCGCTTGCGGACGGTCCCGGAGAGGACCAGCACAGGCCCCTTGGCTGTGTTCGCGCGGCGAACCTCAACCGGGTTTTCAACCCCGGGCAGGGTGAACTGGCCGAACGGCACCTGGATCTGGTCGTCATAGTCCGGGCCGGTCTGGACGGTCACGAGGTCGGGGGCAATGGGTCCAAAGAAGGACATCTTGGGGGTGGGGGACGCCCAGCCATACTTCTCACGCATGGCCGCGTTCAGCGCCACCAGCGCGTCCTCGGGAAAGGCGTCCATGACCTCCGTGACGTCCAGCTCAGTTTCCTCGTCAGCGGCCTTGCGCTCCAGGGTCTCAATCGCCTTGCGCAGGGGCATCGGCCCCGGGTCGCCAGGCAGGGTGATCTTGGTCCCGCTGTGTTCGATGTCCACATCCCGGTTTGACCAGGCTTCCGCCCCGACAGCGCGGGACATCGCTTCAGCAAGCAGGTTGTTGATGTTAATTCCAGACATTGTTCGTGCTCCATTTCTCTGTTATCGGCTGGTGAGCGCCACGTGTTGTTCCTTCCCCCTCACCGGGGATAAGCTGACCTTAGGGGCGGTGCCCGGCGGGGTCTATCTCTTTTCCTTGCCCCCGGACTGTCCCGGGGGTAGGGTTGTTGTCAGGTTGGCCGACCAGAGGGGGGTACAACGTCCTCCCTGGTGGGCCCCCCTCGCCTCAAAAGTCCTCGGGCTTCAGCAGGCCCAGCCCAAGCAAGAGGTTGGCCACCGGGTCCTGCGTCCCCACCTGGGACGCCTTCACCAGAGCAACAATGTCCTGGAGGGCAGCGTCAGACTGGCGGAGGGCGTTGAGCCCATCGGCCAGCTCCTTGGCCCGGTACTCGCTCCGGGTGTCAGCTACCTTTGTCCAGCCCCCGCCCACCCTCCGGTGGATGACCATGGCCCTGCGGTCTCCCGTCAGAACGTAGCTGTATGCTGGCTGGTCAGCTGCCATCGCCGGGCTCCCCGTCAAACAGGACCGCAGCGAGGTCCGGTGGGCTGTACTGGTCGGACTTGAGGATGCGACCAGAGGCCCCGAGGATCGGGTTGCCCGCGCTGTCCAGCTTGGACATGTTGGAGCGGTGGACCTCCATCAAGCCTGCCTCTTTGTAGTCTGCCAGCCCGGTGGTCAGGTACGTTCCGTCAACCACATAGCTGAGGTCAACCAGGGCGTCCAGACACTCCACCGGATCGCGGGCGATGAAGGCTGCCGCCAGCTCTGCCAGCTCCTCCTGGATGAGCTGTATGCGGATCAGGAGCATTGAGCCCCCTGCCTCAGCTGAAGCCTGCTTCAGCTCCTCTGCCAGGCGGGCAGCCTGCTGGTGGTAGATGGCGAGGGCGAGGTGGACCGGCTCGTCAGGGATGGTGGGCCGGTCTGGCTGGTTGATCCCGAAGGTCCGGTGGAACTCATCCACCAGGTTCAGCCCGAGGTCGCTGTTGCGGCGCATCAGTGGAACCCCCCGCCGGTCTTGGGCTTTGCGTTCATCTCGGACAGCATCGCGTCCAGCATGCCCCCGATCCCGGGGCGTGGGCACCCGGTGATCACGAACAGGAGGCCGTGCTCAGCGAGGTAGGTGGCGTCAATGTGACAACACTCATCCTCCCCCAGGTCCAGGGCTCGCATCAGCTGTCCCTTGAGCCCTTCCGTCTGGGCGTCTGTCGCCTCTTTGAGGGCTTCCGCCTGCGCCTTCAGCTCCCCGATCCGCTCATTGGACGCCTCTGCAACCTTGATGGTCTCAATCGCCAGCTCAAGGGCCGCTCCCGTCAGCTTCAGTGTCTTGGTCATTTCTGTGCTCCATTTCTGTTGTGCCCGGACCTTATCCCCGGGCTTGGACTTCAGTCAAGCGCTCCCCCTTGTATCAGAACGGGTCGCGGGGTTCCTCAGCATCCTCGCCAGCGGGCCACTGGTACGGGCCACCAAAACGCTCATCCCAGTGCGCCCGGGCTGCCTCCAGGCCGGTCAGCTCATAGAACCAGGCCTTGGACTTCCTCACGCGCTCATGGCCGTACTGGTCTTGTTCACTGACCTCTGCCCAGCGCTGGAAGGTCCGGGGGTACTGCGAGGGCAGCACGCGCTTCAGGAACTTTCCGAGGGCTGTGGGGGACGCCCGGCGCATGATCTTCTGGCGCTCCGCATACAGGAGGTAGTCCCGTTGGAGGTCTGCCTTCATCACTTCGCCCTGCCAGCCGTCCGCCTCCCCGAGGGTGCGCCCGTCCATCAGCTTTTCAAACCACCAATTCTCCTCCGGCCCAAGGCTGAGCAGCTTCTGGTCCTGGAGCGCGGCTGTCTTGGGGAACTGCCTGACATCAAAGCCATTCAGGTCCCGGGTCATCAGGAGGTGGAGCAGGGCCTCACGGCCCCCACTGTCCAGCTCTGCCCGGATGGCCTTGAAGTAATCCTTGTTCTGCATCTCCCTGTCGCCCACGTCCAGCACAAAAAACCTCCGCTCATCAGTCCCGGCAGGTACCACCCAGTCGCTGTTCGATGCCATCAACAGGTGGACGTAGTTGGGGGCAGCCTCAGCATCCACGCCCTTGCCCTCAATCATGATCGTCTCTTCAGTGACCATGGTCTTGAGGATTGCCTCGTGCTTCCGGTCCCCCGCATAGAACGCCTCATCACCAAACAGCACCACGCAGTCCCGGAGGTGGGCGTTGAAGCTGCCCACGAGGTGCTTGGAGTCACTGACCTGGAGGAAGTGGCGGCCCCAGAGCGAGCCGAACGCCTTGACAGCGAATGACTTGCCAGTGCCCATGCGGCCCCTCAAGACGATTGCGACCTCTCCCGGGCTGTCGGGCTTCTGGACGGCCCGGGCCATCCAGTTCATGTAGTATTCAAAGTGCTTCTCGTTGGCACCGCACACGTTGGCGAAGACATGCTCAAGGAACAGCTCACAAGAGCCCGGCTTGGCCTCGCACGCAAAGCCCCTCCACAGGTTGAAGGCGTCCGGGACCTCGCGCCCGGGGGCGAACATGATTGTGCGGTACTGCCGCCTGTTAGGGTTCTGGAGCCACCACTTGCCCAGGGGCATCTTGACGTCATTCCCGTCCTTGTCCTGCCCCACCGTGATCTGGATGTGCATGTAGCGGTTGCGGAAGTCCTCAAAGCTCTGCCGACTGATCCGCTCACGGTTGAGGGCGAAGTCCATCACCTCGCTGATCACACGGCACCGGCCCCCTATGTCCTCAATCACTGCGTGCTCCTCGTTGAGCTTGCGCAGCCAGGGGTCAATCGCCTCCTCGTGGGCCCTCTGTATCTGCCGCGCCACGTACTGCTGGGGACGGGGCTGGTCCAGGACGTGGGCGCTGATCCCATAGTCGGGGTCAAGCACACACGCCGCAATCATGTCGTCACTCACCCCCGCGCGGATCAGCTCGCACAGCACAGCAAACAGCACCTCAGATCGGCTGGGGTATCGGGTCGGGTCATCCGGGTCATCCCCGTTGACAATGAGCATTTTGGTCCGGGGGGTCACTTCGCTGGGGAGGTCATCAAGGCTCTCCAGGCGGGGGATGTTGCCTGACAGTTTGACCTGCGGCCCCCCGCCGCCCCCGGGGCCAGCGGTCTGAACCCGGGGGGCGGGTGTGAACTCCCGTATGTTGTAGATGCGGGTCCAGTCAGCGTCCACCACCCGGGCGAGCGCCTCCACCCGGCCCTTCTTGCGCTTCTTTTCCCCCGGGACGTTGATTGTGCCCGGCAGGCGCATGATGCGGTCGATGTTGTGGCAGGCGTCCGCCTGGAGGAGGACTTCAACCTGGAGGTTGTACGCCTCCAACACTGCCGCCTTCTCCTCGCTGCCGTCTGTGCGCTGCTCCTCATCCAGCAGCCAGAAGCCCTGGAACCCGCCGCCACTGTCGATGATGACGGTGGGGGGCGGCATGAACTCCCGCAGCATCTTCTCTGCCCGCGCCCGCTCGCTCTCCATCGGCTCGCCCGGCCTCGGGTCCACGTCCACGTGGATCGCCGCCATGCCCCTGATCTCTGTCTTCTTGGGCTTTGAGTGGGCAGCCTTGATGACCGGGTTGACGGTGAAATAGATGTTCTGCTTGCCCTGGCGCTCATCCAGCCAGTCGGCCATCCGCTTCTGCTCTCCGGCCTTGAAGGTCACGGTCGTTGTCCGCCCCCCGTCAACCATGATCGAAGTCAGGACCCAGGGACCCTCAGGTGACCAGGCCTGGAGGAACTGTACAGCCTCCGGCGTGTTGCTCTTCATCAGCCAAGTCTCCCCTTGAGCAGGAAGGCTGCCGCCCCGGAGGGCATTGCGCCCCTCCAGACCGCAGCGGCCTCCAGCTCCTGTTTGTCGGGGGGGGCGTCCCGTGTGCCAGCCCAGAGGGTTGACGGGTCGCATCCCCGGAATATCAGCCATTCACGCCCAACCCGGAGCGTCAGCCAGCAGTTGCCGTCATTGTGCCACCGCCGGAGGAGCCATGTGCGCTGCTCAGGGGTCGGTGGGTGTTTCAGCCGGAGCGGCCCCCCCTTGGGCGGCCACACGTCAGCATGTTTCAGCTCTGTCCAGCCCTCAATGTAGTTGACATCAGGCGTCCCCGGCAGGGCAGGGTTTTCAACCCGCACAGGGTCCATCCTGCGCCGCACCATCTCCGGTCGCAGCACCTCCCACATCTGCCTTTCACTCGGCATAGGTTGCCTTGCTCACAATGAAGTTCACGTGATAGTAGCCGCCATCCGTAGGCCCAACAATACCAGCGCCCGTCTGTGACGGGTCGCACACTATCTCCCCGCCCTGGCAGACTACAGTGTGATTGACGCCCGTGCGGCTCCGGCCCCCGAGGAGGTAGGGCACCCCCGGGTTCAGGCGCTCAAGGGCTGTGAGGATCGTGCTGAGCAGGTCTCCGCCGTCAAACACGAACCAAAGCTGCATCAGCCCACGCTCATCCAGCCAGCTGGACACCCGTTCTGTGAAAACTGCCGTTGTGCAATTGTCACTTGCGAAGTGGGGGACCTCCTCCCGGTCCAGCCCGAGGAGGACTGCGATTGCTGTGCGGTGACAGTCCCCGTACAAGCCTTCATCCGGCTTGTGCCTGTTGGCCTGCAGCTGTGGTACAACTTTTCTCATGATAGCCTCTCAAACTTGAATTCAGACAGACGGTCGGTGATGTTCATGCGCGTGGACGTGTTGTATGCGAGGCTGAGCCCTGCGTCCGGGTGGAGGCCGTCAGCCAGCAGGACGCGGCTGTGCGCGCACGCGCGCTTCAGGTCATCGGTCTCTGCCTCGTGCGACACCCCCGAGGGGATGTGAGTCAACCGGAACCTGCCCGGGCCTGTCCACTCTGACTCCATCACTTCGCCCCCTGTGGGCCAGCTGGCTGGTCTTGGTACTTGCCTTCATAGGAGTGGAACGTGGGTTCATCAAGGACGTGGAAGATGACCTGACATATGCCCAGGCCGTGGTGGAGCATTATGGGGTCGCGGGAGTGGTTGGTCAGCTCCAGCGTCAGAAACCCCCGCCATCCGGGTTCAATCACTGTGTTCTGACAGGCGAGGCCCCGCCGTGCCCAGCTGCTCTTGTCGTGGACCACCCCAAGGAGGTCGTTGGGCATTCGGAACTCCTCCACGGCGCTTGCCAGCGCGAACTTCCCCGGGCCCAGCCTCCAGGAGTGTTCCCCGAGGCGGACGGCCCCGCTGTCAACCCGGTCCAGCCGGAGGTCATACCCTGCCGGGGAGCAGCCGAAGGTGTAGCGCTGCCCGTCCACGGTCTCCTCCGTCCTGGGCTGGGGGTTTACAATTGGCCGCCGCCTCATGATAGACTGTCCGCTCAAGATTGTCACAGCTGTTCTCCATTTCTGCCCCATGGGAGCGTCCAGAATAACCGCCCCGGGCCGTCCGGGAAAGGTCTGTCAGTTGTCACGCGGTGGCCTCGCCCCACGAGGGACCCACCTCAACGTCAACGCGCATGGGCACGTTGAGCTGTCTCACGTTCTCCATGACCAGCGCCGCCTCCTCTGCCTGAGCCCTGGAGGTGACCCCAAAGTCAACTTCATCGTGGACCTGGAGCTGCAGGGGATAGCCCAGGCGGTCCATCTCAACAATCGCCTCCTTGGTCTGGTCCGCAGAGGAACCCTGGATCAGGCGGTTGAACGCCTTGTGTGTCCAGTCCCACTCGCCGTTGTCCTTCAGCGGGAACCGGCAGCGCCTCCCGGACAGCGTGGCGATGTATCCCTGGGCCTCAGCTATGTCCTGGCAGTGGTTGGCCATCTTGCGGACAAACGGCACCCGGCGGTCGAACGTGTCAGTCAGCTCCTGTCCCTCGCGCCCCGCTGCCTCCCAGTAGCGGACCTTGTAACCGGCCTTGCGCCCGGCCTCTGCCCTCTCCATGACCTGCTCCCGGGTGTCGAAGTCCTTGAACTGACGCCTCCGCCCCTCCTGCCATGAGAGCCTCCAGCAAGTTGACAGCCCGAGGTCCCGACACAGTTTGGCCCCGCCCATCCCGTAGGACAGGCCCAGGAAGATGTTTTTGGCGGGCTTCCTCTCAATCCCGGCCATGTCGGCCATCATCTGGTGGAAGTCGGTGCTGGGGTCCTCCCGGTAGCGCCGTGCCGCCTCCAGCGCCGCCTCGTGGGCAGCGTGCCCGATCTGGGCCGCCCCTGCCTCAACTGCGAAGTGTACGGCCTGCCGGGGCTCCTGTTGGGAGTAGTCAAGGGACGCCCAGAGCAGGCCCTCATCCGGTTCATAGATGGAGCGCCACATGGGTCCAATCTCTTTGTCCCGGGCGGGTTGGTTCTGGAAGTTGAAGTTGGCGGAGGACAGACGCCCGTAGGCAGCGCCCTCGTTGTCCCCACTCCCGTCATCCTTCTCCCGGCGGAGCTGGTTGAAGGTACAGTGCGCCCTCCCGTTGGTCAGGTGCTTCTGGACGGGCTCAACGAATGTAGAGCGGAGGGTGGACATCTTCTTGGCGCGTCTGAGGTGGTCCCCGATTGGATGGTTGAGGCCGTCAAGGACGGCAGCCGTGACACTGTCCTTGCCGCTCTTGGCCGTCTGGGGCAGCTCCACCCCGAGGCCCCGGAGGATCAGGGCCAGAGCCCCGGTGTTGGCGATGTCGTTCAGTCCCAGGCGGTGGCCAGTCGGGGCAAACTCATTTGCCGCATCAATTGCCATCTGCTGTTGTTCCCTGGCCCACACCCCAACCTGGGCCAGCCGGTCCTCGTTGACCTTCACGCCCCGCCGCCTCATCTTCACGAGGACGGGCAGCACCCGGCTCTCCAGGTTGTAGACCTCCCACAGGTTCTGTTCTTCAATCTCCCGCTCCTGACGCCGGAGCAGGGTGAGGGGGAGCCGGGCGTCATGCTCGGCATAGGGTCCCACGAATTTGCTGTGGAGGGACCAGAGCCCGCCCTTGGCTGACCGGCCCTTGTACCCGTAGGCGGCCAGCGCCTCGCTGAGCAGCGCCTCATCCTTCCCCGGGATGCCCCGGCGCTCGCTGATGGAGGCCAGGCTGTAGCTCATGTGGAGCTCATTGATCAGAGGATCGGCCACCTGCACATCTCGGAACCACTCCACCTGCGGGAACTCAATGCCCTCCTCCGCAAGGAAGTCCAGGTCATAGCCCAGGTTGGCCCCGCACAGCGAGCCCGGGAACTTCTTGGACATGTCCCGGACATACTGTATGACCTGCCTGGGGTCCATGTTCCCCCCGTCCCCGTGCCTCATCGGCAGGTAGAAGCCCGGCCCGTCCTCTATCGCAAAGCTGATGCCCGCCATGTAGGCTCCCCGGCGGACCCCGGGGCCCATCGTGGTGAGATGTTCATCCCGGGTCTCTGTGTCGATGCCAACCCGCCCCCGCCCCCAGTCAGTGGGCAGGTCCGACATTGACGGCGGGGTCCAGGAACTGTCAGGTGTGAACAGGGGTAATTGCGCGTGCAAGGTTGGCCTCCAGTTTCCCGATCCGCCAGTCACCGGCAATCTTCATCTTCTCCCGGGCATGGCGAACAGTGGTGCGGTCGCGCCCGAAGTATTCACCGATTGAGGTGAGGCTCATCTGAGGTTTGAGCCGGGTGGCGAGGTACATGGCAACCATCCTCGCCTCTGCCACGTCTTTGCGGCCCCGGGTCCGGGCCAGCAGCGCATGGCGCTGTTGGCCGTACTGGTTCCCTACAGCATCCAGGATGCGGTCAAGGTCTGTCACTATGTGTCTCCCTGATAGCCGAACGGCTCCGCCTGCCCGGTCGGGTCAGGCCGGGGCGTCCGGGCGTCCTCTGCCATGGCTGTGACGAGGTCAAAAGCCTCCTCCAGACAGCCGTTCTCCCGCGTCCAGCCGTCCACGAGGGTAATGATGTGGGCTTCAGTGGCTGGTATGCCTGCTGAGGCGAGGAAGCGCCGGAGCCGGAGGCCCTCCCACAGCGCCCGATCCCCCGCTGGGACAAGGTCTGGGACGGTGTCCGCGACCTTCTGGAGCTTGGCCAGGTAGCTGGCTGCCTTCTCCAGGTCTTGGGCACCGCCCTTCTGGCGCCACCGGCTCACGTACTTTGTTGCCGCGCTCTCAAGGTATCCCAGGCCCGTCTCTGCTGCCCAGTCCCAGTGCTGGTACTCTGCCGCGTAGTGCGTGCCGCCAACCTGCGGTACTGCCGTCTTGTTCATTGTACACCATCCATCCATTTCCATCCCTCAGCCCGGAAGTCCTGGATGAAGCTCCAGGCCTCGGGCGGCAGGGTGCCGTCAGCATTCTTCTCTTCAAATGAGGCGTCTATCCGGCGCTTCATACACGATGCGGCCTGGTTGCCCAGCGCCTCCTCATCCCAGCACCACAGCCAGAGGTCAAGGCTGTCTGCCGCCCGGAGGATGTGCCAGTCACTCAGGGGCAGGGCGTGCTCATCTGGCAGGCGGAGCAGGCCGAACACTCGCCGGTCCTCCCGCTCCAGGTTCTCCCCGATCCCGAGGCGGGCAATGGCGTCTGACGGGATGTCCCCTGTGCTCACCTCCGGGACATCGTGGAACAGGGCGAAGTCCATGAGGTCAGGACGCCCAGGCCATAGGAGCCGGAGGAGCACGCACACGCCCCAGGTGTGCTGCCCGTTGCGGTAGCTCTCCACCTTGGGCCACTGGTGGCACCGCCCGATCCTCCCGGCCTGCCGGATGTGCCTGATGCGGTCATCCAGCTTCATTGGAGGTCTCCCGGCGCTTGAGGTCAGCTGCTGCGTCGCGGTTGTCAAGCCACAGCCCAGCGCCAAACCTCCAGTCCACGTTTGTCGGCATCTGCTTCAACCAGTCCCGGGCCGCGTCTGTGCCCTCCTGCTTGAAGGCGCGGTGGGCCATGACCATTGGACATGCGACCTTGCGCAGGAAGTTGGACCTGATGCCGATGGTGGCTGGGTCGTCAATGAACATCTCCAGGTCGCCAGTCATCTGGTCAAGGTCGAAGTCCTCCCCGAACATCGGAGTGGGGCACACGTTGAGGGCGGTGTAGGGGTCATCCAGCAGGCCGCCCCGGTCCAGCTCAGCAGTGTACCCCCAGGGCCACTCCTCCCCAGCCTTCCCCATCGTGGCGAGGTATCCGTGGAAGTTGTTGCTGACCTGGTAATATCGCCCAACAGGCACGCCCACCCCGGCGGCCAGCATCTCCTGGAGTACGCTGAAGTGCACCGCGTTTGCCCCGTAGGCACCCCAGACCATGTCATTGGAGCGGTTGTACACGGTGAGGTTGAGACGGCCATCAGTGCCCACGGACGGCAGGGCGGAGAGGTTGCAGGGAATGTCCCGGCCTCCCCTGTCGGAGGCGTCCTGGTCAACGTCCACGTCATACATCTGGATGACCACCCGGCGGTCGTTGGGGTCTGCCTTCAGCCGCTTGATGGCCCAGGCGAGCTGGTCCCGGGTACACAGCATCAGGTCGTCACCACAGTCCGCAACCAGGTCGCTGGGGAAGTGCTGCCGCCAGCGGTGGCCGTAGGCTCCGGGTTGGGTCACCCCGCCGTCATCGCTGAAGTTGGCCATGTTCTTGACAAACGGGAGGAGCGGGGCGAGGTCGTTGCGCCCAGCCAGCATCCAGAGGCTCTCGAACAGGTGGAAGAAGGGGTTGGCATCCCGCCCCGGGTGGAGCATCACCCGCTCGTTGGGTCGGTCATAGACCGTTGTGACCGGGTGGGGGGCGAGGAGCACCGGGCCATTGCGGCTCTCCCTCTCCACCCCCTGCCCGCGCAGGAGGACTGCCCCCGCATGTAGGGCGTAGTTGACATTGCGTGCACCGATGACTATCATGTGCGGACCTTTCCAGACATTATTGCGGTGGTGCCCAAAAGGAGGGCACGGCGGGGGAGGAGGGCCTGGAGCCTGAAGAATGCCATGCGGTGCTGAAACTCAACCCAGCCCCGGGCCTCCTCCTGTATGTCGTGCTGTTGGCTCACTGCTGTCCCTTTCTCTGCGACGGCTTCCCTATGCTTCCCTGAGACCACTGCCTCAAGGCCCTCTCCCGGAGGAGCTTCTTGTGTTCCGGGCATGCGTTCCGCTCCCGGGCAGCCGCAGACATCTTCTGTCGTGTGGTCGCGCTCACCGGCAAGCGGTGGTGGTTCATGTGTGCGCTCCGGTCAGTCAGCTCCAGGTTCTCTGGATCATTGTCTGTCTTGTCCTCATTCACGTGGTGTACCAGCTCAGAACTCTCCAGGGGGCGTCCAAGCTGCTCTGCCTTTACGCGGCGATGCTGGGGAACTACTGTGTGGCCTGGAAACAGGGGGTGCGGAGCCTTCTTGCTGTACCTCTCCAGCACGTAACCATTGATTGGGTCCAAGTATATTCTCGTTGGATCCATCAGCTGCCCCTCCCCGGCACATACATCGAACGCGGGCGACCTTCCCCGAGCTTGACGCGCAAATGTTTGTCAGTCTCGCACAGCGCGTTCTGGATGTCGGAAAGCTCAATCCGGGGGACCCAGGGCGCGCGGTGGGCGTCCTGCTCCTCCCACAGCCTCAGCATCTCTGCCAGCCCCTGCTGCTGGGACAGGGGCTGGGTGACCGGACGCCCATGGAGCCGGTTGAGGCCCCTCATCGAACCCGGCCCGAGGGCTGCCCATGTGTTGATGTCGGGGGCGTCCCGGAGGTAGCGCGTGTGACGCATGTCCACCACTGCCTGGTACGCCATGAACGGCCCCCAGCCGATGTAGCGGGGCTGTTGGAAGCGCTCCCAGACGCCCTGGAGGGCCGCTTGCCCGTCATCGTGGTTGACGCCCCGCAGGTGGCGCTCCCAGGTGTCCCGATCCTCCCAGAGCCGTCCGATCACAATGCAGGCGATGTACTGCTGTTTGGTCCAGCTGTACCACTCTGCCTTGGGGTTGCTCTCTGCCCGGATCATGTACGCCCCGGTGTAGACCTTCTCACCCATCTCCTTGCGGAGGTCCAGCACCTTGCCCATCGCCCCGGGGTTGAAACCCCACTGCCCAGGCCAGCTTGGCTCCTGGGGACCGGGGCGACCACTGTCCATCAGGAACTGGAGGGTGGGGGGCCAGTTGATGTAGCGGGCGATTGCCAGCATCAGCCAGAGGTCCGGGTGGTCCGCAAAGGGCCTGCGGATGTTCTCCTCAATCCAGACGGTCACCCGGTCCAGCTCGCGGAACACGTTGCAGAAGCGGTACTGGTGGAGCACCGGGTCATCAGTCAGCGGGCCGTCTATCCGGGCGGCAATGTGGTCCGGGTCACTCTCCTCCAGGTCACAGTCCGGTGGCACCCAGAGGTCTGCCGGATCGGCCCCCGCCCTCAGCTCCTTGCGGATGTAGATGGCGTGCCGCTCGTTGACCCACTCCCACAGGGGTGCGCTGTCCATCACATCGCCTCCATGGCTGCCCGGAGGTCCTGCTCAGCGTGGTCGTGGCGGAGGGTCACTGTGGCGATGCCCGCAGCCTCCATCTTGGCGCGGGTGGACTCAATCGCCGCCACCTTCGCCCTGACCAGGTCCACCTTGATCTCCCGCTCACCCCGGTCGGTTGCCCGCTGGCGGGCGATGATGCGCTCCAGGCAGAGGTCAAGGGGCGTGTCCAGGTAGGCGACAAGTGTGCGGCGGGTGGCTGGGTCGATGTTCTTCCAGAGGCTCCGCTGGTGCTGGAAGAACTCCAGCCACGATCCGGCCACAGTGGAGGCCAGGACGCCCTCGCACACCACGTGCCGGGGAGGCAGCAACCTCATCTCCAGGGCCGCAACAACTGCCGCCTGCTGG